GTACTGCGCAATGATTGGCCTTAAGCGTGTAGGAACCATCAAGAAATACTTCAAAGGCGTGGATGACGTGACTTTTTACAGCGCCACACGCGAAGAACTAATCGACTTCCTGAATCACGGGAGATAGCCATGTTATATGCATTTAAGCTGGGCAGAAAACTGCGCGGCGAGGAACCTTATTGCCCTGAAAAAGGCGGGAAAGGTGGCAGTTCTGATAAAAGCGCAAAGTATGCAGCAGAAGCCCAGAAGTATGCTGCAGACCTGCAAAATCAGCAGTGGCAGACGATCATGAAAAACCTTGCTCCGTTCACGCCTCTTGCGGAGCAGTATGTTAACCAGCTTCAGAACCTTTCCAGTTTAGAAGGTCAGGGGCAGGCACTTAATCAGTATTACAACTCTAAGCAGTATAAAGACCTTGCAGGGCAGGCGCGTTACCAGAGTCTTGCTGCTGCGGAGGCGACGGGTGGACTTGGTTCGACAGCCACAAGCAATCAACTGGCTACGATCGCGCCGACACTCGGTCAGTCTTGGTTATCAAATCAGATGAGCAATTACAACAATCTGGCAAACGTTGGGCTTGGTGCGCTGCAAGGTCAGGCAAACGCCGGGCAGACGTACGCCAACAACATGAGCAGCATTGCACAGCAAAGCGCAGCTCTTGCCGCTGCTAATGCCAATAAACCATCAAGTCTTCAGACTGCAATTAGCGGTGGCACGTCTGGTGCGATTGCCGGTGCAGGTCTTGCCAGCCTTTTGGGAACATCAACGCCTTGGGGCGCTGGTATTGGTGCTGGTATCGGATTGCTTGGCTCGTTGTTTTAAGGGGGAATCATGGCTACTTGGCAAGGAACAAACGGCGGATTGTTGGCTGGTATCGGCGGCGTCAACTCAAACGCTCCGAGCGTAAATGACATCGGCAATACGCTTCAGCTTATCAGGCAGAACAATGATATTGAGCGTTCAGGCGCTAACAATGTTGGGCTGACTGCTTTGCAAGGCCTTTCAGGTATTGCAGGGGTGTTTCAGCAGGAAAAGCAGGCTCAGCGGCAGAAAGAATTTCAGCAGGCGTACGCTAATGCTTATGCGTCTGGTGATCGCGGTGCTTTGCGTCAGTTGGCTACTCAATATCCAGACCAGATTGAATCCGTTCGTAAAGGCATGGGATTCATTGATGAAGACCAGCGTAATTCTATCGGCACCTTAGCGGCTGGCGCACGCCTTGCGTCATCGTCTCCAGAAGCAATGCAATCATGGCTGCAAAACAACGCCGGTGAGTTAGCTCGTGTTGGCGTTAATCCTCATGACGTCGCTCAGATGTACCAACAGAACCCGCGGCAGTTCGGCGAATTTGTCGATCACCTGGGGATGAACAGTCTCGGGCCCGAAAAATACTTTGACCTACAGGATAAAATGCAGGGTCGCCAGGTTACCATGCGCGGTCAGGATCTGGATTCGCAAACCGCCGCTCGGAATCAGGCAATCACAATGCGCGGACAAGATATCCAGGCGAATTTAGGTCAGCAGCGCATTAATCTGGACGCAGAAACAAACCGCATTAACAACGAAAATAAGCGCCTTGACCGGATGCTATCAGCAGAAACTAACGACCTGAAGCGCCAGGAAATACAGAGCCGCATAGCAGCCAACAACCAGCAGTTGCAGCAGAAGCAGCAAGCGCTAAATGATGGCTACAAAGACGGCATCAACACCCTCACAACCAGCATGTTCACTCTGAACGATATCGTTAGTTCTCCTTCACTTAAGAGCATTACAGGCTTACGTGGAGTAATCCCCAACGTTCCAGGCTCACAGGCTGCAGACACTCAGGCACGACTTGATACCTTTAAATCACAAGCATACCTGACAGCGGTTCAGGCCATGCGAGGCATGGGCGCACTTTCTGATGCCGAGGGCAAAAAGCTCGACCAGGCTGTTGGTTCGCTGCAGAACTCGCAGAGCGAGGAGTCCTTTCGTCGCAACGCTGGCGTCATCCTGAACACGCTCAACCAGAAGCGTAATGAGGCGGTTGGTAAGTACGTTCAGCAAAACGGTATCAAGCGAGTGGAAGCGCCTCAGGCTTCTATAGATTACCTGAAGCAGCACCCCGAGCTGTCAATCGACTTCATTAATCGCTACGGATATCTTCCATCTTTGGGGCAGTAAATGGCTAATTACCGTGATTTGTTAGAGCAGGCTGGCGCACGTTACGGTGTGCCAGAAGGGTTGATGACTGCACTGGGTGCCAAGGAGTCTTCTTACAACCCTGCCGCAGTAAGCTCCGCCGGGGCTGTAGGATTGACTCAGGTCATGCCTGGGACATGGCGTGATATGGGTTATACCGATGAGCAAATGCAAAACCCCGAATATCAGGCTGACGCTGGCGCGCGCTATCTGGCAAAGATGTACCAGCAGTTTGGTAACTGGCGTGACTCTCTTCAGGCTTATCACGACGGTCCCGGCAACGTTATGAAGGCAAAGCGTGGTGAATATACGCCAGGACCTGAAGGCCGCGGTTACGTTGATGATCGCTTTGCTCAATGGGCTGGTGACCCGGTGACAGACTCAACAGTCGAACAGCGCGCCACCTCTGCAAAGGTACATCCTCAGCAAGACCCTAACAACCCGTTTGCACAACTGGAAGTACAGTCATCCGAACAAGTATCGGCATCAGGTGTGCAGTCAGACCCAAATAATCCATTTGCTCAGATTGAGCAGCAGGCAGCCAGTCAGCAGCCACCTCAACCCGTAAGTTCTGTCGCACCGAAACCTGTTCAGCAACAAACAGTTAATCAGGCCAATAATGCACCAACACGGGAAGAACCATCATTGATGCAACAAGCTGGCGATTGGCTCACTGGTGGTCAAAGTGCAGGGCAAATTGCAGAACAGGCTGGTCGTGGTCTGGTAAACATACCATTTGACGTATTGCAGGGTGGCGCAAGTCTGATTAATGCAATCAGTCAGGGGCTTGGGGGGCCAAAAGTATTGGATGATGTTTATCGTCCAGTAGACAGACCGACAGACCCCTACGCGCAAGCTGGAGAGTCAATAGGCGGTTATCTTGTTCCTGGAGCAGGTGTAGCTGGAAACATGGTCATTGGTTCTCTCGCTGACGCGGCGAATCAACGGGGTGATTTTGCCGAAAATGCCGCTATTAATGCCGGACTTAGCATTGCTACGCATGGCCTGATAAATGGCGTTACCCGTGGTGTTCGTGGTGCATCAAATATAATTAGTGGCAATAAAACATCTGCACAGAGAGCGACCACTGCGCCAACAGAAACATCACCATTCTCCGGTGATGCCGCTGCAGCAACAAATCCTGCGGTTCATGCCGCAGAGGCAAGAGTAGCACAAGGTGTACCAATGACGCCTGCGACGAAGAACCCAGAGGAAGTCGTTCGCACAGTAGCAGCACAAAAAAGGCCAAATCTCGCTTCATCGCTTGATGAACTAGATATCAATCCTCAGGCTGAAGTTCTGGAGTCTGCTGAAAGGCTTAATGTTGATTCATTACTCCCTTCACACTTTTCCGGGAACGAGCAATACAAGGCAGTTGAGCAAGCAATCAAGTCCCGTGCGGGTTCTGCTCTACAGGTGCAGGAAAATGAAGCAATCAGGCAGCTAGCACAGGGCGCGGGTGAGATAATTGATCGCGTTTCCGGTGCAAAAGATGCTCTTGGTATGAGCGACAAGTTTATTGATACGGTCAATGGAAGAATGTCTGCGCTGATGAAACGAAGCGACCAGCTTTATCGCAATGTTGAAAAGGCGATGCCTGCAGGTGCAAAAATTGATGCGCCATCAACAAGGTCAATGCTCAAACAGGTGGCAGAAGATCTTGGCGGGATGAAAAACCTTGACCCTATTGAAAAGAGAGTTGAGGTAGCCTGAGTTTAACGGACACTCCTTCCTGAAATAGAATGGCATCAGAAGGAGCTAATAATGAGCAGAAAAACCCAACGTGAACCGCCCCGGGAATCCTGGAGACTAAACTTCCTGAGAAAGAGGTAAACAGGATGACTAAAAATACTC